CATCTTTGGTTTGTTAGCATCAGGTCCACCATAAAGCCTATTCAATGCTAAGAAAACTTCAGCTCCAATGGCATCAACAGTTTTTCTATTAATTACAACTTCACCTTCAGTCAACATAGCAGGAACTTTATCAATTCCTTTTGGACCATTCACTAATCCACCACTAGCATATCCAGACATACTTCTGCCAACATCAGCTGCAAAAAATCCCCAACCAGCTGCTCCAGGTAGTGCTGATCCCGCGGCTAAACCAGCTCCAGCCCAATCTCCCTGAAATGCTCTAACTCCAGCTAATCCAAGACCATAAAGAGTCTGAACCCCAGGAATGACTCTAGCAGCTCCTTTCAATCCAATCCTTCCAGCAAGTTTACTAAGAGCTCCACCAGCTTTACTAAAAATAGGTCCAAGAGCCTTAGAAGCCAATCTAGCACTAAATTGCAAAAGTTTTCCGGTAAGTTTAAATATAAAACCCCTCAAAGGTCTGATATAAAGAGCAAGTAAAAGAGGCCAAAAATCTTTTAAAAATCTACCAAGAGATTGTATTTTTTCAAGATTCTTCGGATCTTTTAACCATTCAACTAATTGTAAGAATACTTTCCCTAAGAAAATAAATTTAACAAATCCAAATATCTTATCTAAAATATTCTGAAATGGAGCTACAATATTTTGAAAAGCTTCTGATGCTTTTTGAGTTAGGGTTGAAGAACTTTCTAAAGTGGTTTCTCTAACTCCTCTTTTTTTCTTCTCAGCTAAAAGAGCTGCCTCATCAGCTTTTTTTAACTCAAGTTCATAAAGTTTATTTACAGTATCAAGTATTGAAGAAAGTGTTTGATTTATTTCAATAAACTGATCTTGAGGTATTGGTTGTTGAAATACTTGTTCTTGTGGAACTTCTGCAGCTTGTTGTCGTAATGCAGCAGTTTTTTGAGATAGTGCTAAAATTCCAGCACCAGGTAAAGCTAATTTTTTAGATATTATATTACCAACACCACCAAAGTTATCTACAGTTATTTTTTGTGGTGTTGGATTAAATCTTCCTTCCTTTCTTCTTATTCTTTTAAACTCAATTTTCAATAATTCCAACTCTTCTCTTGGAATTTTTCCTTTTTCTATAGCGCCATATTTTATAATCGTTTCTTTCAGAAGAATACGATATGTATCGTAATCAAGGTCAAAAACATCCTCAAGACCCAGTAGCCTTAAAATCCTTTCATCAATTTGTTCGGATACTGGGTTCATTTTACCCCTTGAGCTAACTTGTGTTTGAGTTCTTCTTCTTCTAAGTGATCCTTAAGAAGTGATACATAGATATCTCTTTCCCAAGGTATCATATTTTCAATTTCCGTTAATGAATATTTATGATACTGCATTAAGGCAAAATTAAGTTTGAAGTAGTTCTCAAGGTCCATATGGACCATGCCTATGCGAAAAAACTTGTAAGTCCCTCCAATACAATCTCACTTTCAACATCAGTATTTGGGTTAGTAACTTTTACAGTATGAGAAAGTTTTGGCATTGTCTCAAAGAACTTTTCAATTTGTTTGAATTGATTTGAGTTCATTTGATCAAGGAATTCTTCAAGTTCTTTTTTGGTCACATCTCTGGTATCCCAAACTTCTTCTTCATTATAAATTTTATCAATACATGAAGAAATTAAATCAAAGGATTGATTGACTACATCATCAGAGTTAAAATCAAAATTACTCTTAATGAACTGATCCAATGATGGATACTTCATTTCCATCATCAAAGAATCATCAAGTTTAATCTTATTATTATGTTCGGGATTTTTAACTACAACAATATCATCTAAAAGAATTTTGACTGGTACTGTAGTTTGCCCATCATCCGGACAAATAATACTCAACTCTACTTCTTCTCCAACTGACTTACCTCTAATGTTTAAGAAGAGATATTCAATATCAAAGGTAGGAAGAGATTCTACTTTGATTCCTCTTGTCTCTATACAATTTTTAATAACTGTCTTAATTGCATTGGTAATCTGTTTAGAATCTTCAGATTCCATTGCAAGAACTAAAAGTTTTTCCTCTCTTACAAGGAAAGGTCTATACTTAATTGGTTTTCCTGTAGATGGCAACTCAAGTTCATAAGTTGGCGTAGAAATCTTTGGTAAAGGCATAATATCCTATAGAAGTTTCAGTATGATTATTTATCGGGGTTCACTATTAGCTGATCCAAAACCCGATCCTTCTGCAACATTACCAGTCCCCCCATCAGGAATAAAACCACCACTTCCGGGATTGATTTGACCTGGTAGAGTTCCAAAAGTTGGTCTTGATCGAGGTATTGTCCCCAAAGTTCCCAAAGATCCAAACTGAGGATTATTAAATTCAGAGGGAATTTCAGTAGGAAATTCTGGATTAGGAATTCCATCAGGTTCAGTTTGACCTATAGAAGGAATTCCAGGTATTTTTGTTGGCCCTGGTTCAGATTCTATTGATTGAGAACCTGTTCTTACGATATACCTATCATAATTAAAAGAAACTCTACACCGTAAGAGATCAGAATTTTGATAAGACACTGGCATGGAACTCATCGCAATAGGATAAGCTTTCAAAAAATTATAAGTCAATACATCACCTTTGAAATCTCTTTCAAATTTAGTTAAGTAAATTTCTCTTCTATATCCAGTGTTTTCTTCATCAGGATACTTAACTCTATAGGTAAAGTTATCTTCTTTATTATTATTATCATCACCAGTAATATATCTAATCCAAGATTCAAAAAATAATATTATCTTATATCCCTGAGAATCTCTATGATCAACATAAAAATTTAAATCAATTGATTGGTCATATGATTTTCTATAAGCAAATCTTTGAGTTATTCCAGTAAAGTCATCTGTGGATTCATTGGTAAATAGTGTGGATCCTGGCAAAGCGGTTTCATAGCATGATAAAGAAAGAAGTTGAGTATCATAATACCTATCAACTTCTGTAATACCAGTTTGAGGAATATAGCACTGAAAATTAGAAGTTAGTGCAGGACGAAGGAGTTTTTCCTTCACCTGGAACATCTTTACAGGTTGTGGCTTTGGAAAATTAAAAGAACTAGCCATCTATAAATATTATTTGACCTGATATATTATGTATAATGGCAGAAAGCATTAAGAGTCTTTATAAACCTGAGTATCCAAATAAGTATAAAGGCAATCCTAATAATATTATCTGTCGTAGTAGTTGGGAAAGAAAATTTTGTCGTTGGTGTGATCTAAATGAAAATATTTTAGAATGGGGATCAGAAGAATTCTTTATTCCTTATTTTGACCCAACAACCAGTAGAGTTAGAAGATACTTCCCAGATTTTATTATCAAAGTCCGTGAGCAATCTGGTGATATTAAGAAGTATGTGATTGAAGTGAAACCAAAGAGACAAACTGTTCCACCTGTTCAGACAAGTAAGAAAAGAACCAGAACTTATATCAATGAAGTAAAAACTTATGCAATGAATGAAGCTAAATGGAAAGCTGCCCAAGAATGGTGTAAAGATAGAATGATTGAATTTAAGATCATCACAGAAGATCACTTAGGTATCAAGTAATGGCACAAGGTTTTGGTCAGGACATTCAAAAACAATCACCTAGAGTTTCTCAATTAAAAAGAAAATTAGATGGATCCGAAGATGCTGATCTGATTATGATGAATATCTTGGAGGTGTTTAAAGATATTGAATATGTCCCAGATCCTGGAAATTATTATACCTTTGTATACTATCCAAAAACTGAAGATATCAGATATGATGCTCACCCCTTAGTCGCGGTAACTGAGATTGAAAGATGGGGATTTAGGGGTTTTAATTATCATTGGGGACAAATGAGAAATTACACTTGGCAAGAAGTAGTTGGTGCTTGCCATCTTGTTAAACCTGATGAGATTGATTATCTTCGTTCATTACCTTATGGCAAAATAAGGACTAAATAGATAAAAAAGTCTATAATGGCTGAATCTAAACCATATAGTTTGCCCAATACTGAAGGGAGATACATTACAGTATCTGTTACTGATCAGAGTGGGGAAGTTTATCGCATAAATGATGATGGAACCAGAAGAATTTATGCCGATTACGTTTTGAGAAATGGAAATGTTCTCGATTTAGAACCATCTACATTTTCATCACAAGAGTTCCAAAGAAACTTCGCACAAAACTCTCAAGGATATAATAGAACAATCAGTGGATCAATTCTAGATGCAAATGGCCAAACCAATTCTCAACCAGATCCAAATCAACCTGGATCTGATGGAGGTTCCACTCCTACTAATCCAAACGAAGGAATTGACCAACAAACCACAGCATCAACTGATTTTAAATACCCAGAAAAATTGAGTTTGGATCAGGATGTAATACAGTTTAAATCTGTTAAATATATTCCTCCAGGTTTAGCATCTCAAAATGAAACTGATGTAAAGAGACAACCTCAAAATAGAACCATAGAAGGAACTGTAACTCTTCCAATACAAGCTCAAATTACAGATTCAAATATAGTTGGTTGGGGTGAGGGTACATTAGATGAAGTTACTAGATCTCTTCTTGGAGGTTCTTTTGATCTTGTTAAGGGTGAATTTAATGAAGATAAGTTTGCTCAAAGTTTAAAAGGTAAAGCTGAAGAATTATCAAAAAATAACAATACAGATACTGGTTTGGCTTACATCGCAGAAAAAATCATTGGTATAAATCAAAATATACAAGGAAGAACTGGTGGAATTGTTAATCCTAATGTTGAACTTCTCTTCAATTCTCCACAATTAAGACCTTTTAGTTTTACTTTTAGGATGACTCCAAGAACTAAAAAGGAATCAGAAATAGCTAGAGGAATTATAAAATTCTTCAAAAAGAATATGGCTGTAAAAAGAGATACAGGACTTTTCTTAAGAGCTCCAAATACCTTTTTGATTAAGTATATGGGAAAAAATGATAATGAAGAAGGTGCTAACGAGAAAAAAGCTTTAAATAAAATAAAAGAATGTGCTCTTATAGGTTTTGATGTAAATTATACTCCTCAAGGTACATACATGACCTTTGATGATGGAAGTATGGTTTCATATTTAATTTCTCTTTCATTTAAAGAACTTGTACCACTTTATGATACAGATTATGAAGATGATCACCCAATCGGATTCTAAAAATGGCAAAAACTTACTTCAGACAAGTTCCTAATTTTGATTACGTCAGCAGAGTTCCTGGTGAACAGAATATCTCTGATTATATCACTGTAAAAAATCTTTTCAAAAGAGGAAAGTTAAGAAGTGATATCTTTGGAAATCTTAACTTCTTCACCAAGTATAAGATTATTGGTGACGAAAGACCTGATAATGTTGCATTCAAACTCTACGGTGATTCAACTTTAGATTGGATAATTCTTCTTTCTAATAATATTGTAAATGTTCAAAATGAATGGCC